CACCTGAACGCCGCTGGTGGGGTTCGTCATCGCCTTCGAGATCTGCTCGTCGAGGAACTGCAGGCCGCTTGCACTGTCGACCCGGCCCTTCTCCGCGATCAGGTCCTGAACCGGGCTCAGGCCGTCACTGATCGACTTTGCGAACTGGGCGACCTTGCCGGGAACGTCGCCGGCGTTGAACGGCTGGATGACGAGCGGCTTGAACTCGTCTCCCATCAGTGCGTCCTTGGTGTACGACAGGTACCGGAGCCCCTGCCCAACCTCGCGCATGGCTGCGCGCTCGTTGATCGTGCCCTGCGGAAGCAGCACGACGCCGTACCGGTCCATCGTCCGGATGTTGTTGAACAGGCTCTTCAGCAGCCGTTCCATCTCGCGCACGATGCCGAACATCAGGTCGAAGAGTCCGGCACCGTGGAACGTGCCGTTGTCCATGAACCGGGCGAACCCGATCGGGCAGTATGCCTCGACTGCGCTGAGGTCCTGGTCATCGATCACCACGTCGCCGCTCGACACGATGTAGCGGCTCACGGTGCCCCGCGGACCGTGGATCCACGTCTCGCGGATCTTCGCGACCTGCTGGGTGTCGTCGTCCTCGTCGTTGCCCTTGACGCCGCCGTTGGCCATGGTGGACACGAAGTAGCCCGTGCCGTTCCACGGCGCGTCCTGCGACTCCTCCATCTGGTGGCCGTACTGCCAGCGCCAGACGTGCATGTCGTCGACGTTGTCGTCGATCTTCCGGTTCCCGTACTTCTCCTTCAGGAAGTTGAGCGGCACGAGCCTCTGCCGGATCAGGCCACGGACCTTGGTGTGGTCGTGACCAAGTGACGGGAACGGCATCAGCTCCTTGGGGTGGATCACCTCGAGGTCTGCCGTGAGTCCCACCGTTGGGCTATCCACAACATGACCAGTGATCCCGCAAGAGCCGAGAAGCGAATACAGGTAATTGAAGTCACGTTGGATGCCAGCCAGCTGCTGGTCAGAGACCACAGCATCGGCAACCAGCTGTGCCACAGATCGCTCGCGAAGTCCTGCAAGACTGAATCCCTGCCTCAGCGCCCTCGGGCGCAGATCCATAGTGTTGAGGCGCGCGGTCGTCTTGTCAACCACCGACAGCAGCTCGGTGGACTGGAACTCCATGTTCCCTTCCTCGTCGAGGTAGTGCGGCGTCACACGGCCGGTGCGCGGGTCGAAGATGTCGAACCGGCGGAAGCCGTTGAGGTAGTACCACGCCAGCAGCCACAGCGTGCGGCGGTACGTCAGCTTGAGCATCTCCCGCGAGACGTGCGCGTCGATGATCTTGCCGAGAGCCTTCCGGTCCTTTGGGAGGTTCACTCCATCACTGGCCATCTGGCTTCACCTTCTTCTGCATCCGGGTCCACCCCGGCGGCATGTCCTCGAGGAGGTTGATGCCATGGAAATTGGAGTTGACGAACGGCGCATCCTCCTGCGGCTGCACGACCTGCGCCTCAGGCTCCCGTCGTCCCCGGTAATACGATTCCACGAGCATGTTGAAGTACGTAAGCGGAATGGTGACCGTCAACACGTTCTGGGACGGCCGAGGCGCTTCGTAAGTCATCTGGTCAGACACGGGAACCTCCGCTTCTTGGCTCTGGATCCCTCATGATACGGAGGGCGTCCTCCACCGAGATGTTATTGAAATTCATCGCATCCGCAATGTTTACCCCGTACTTCCTGTCCACATAGTTGCCTTCGGAAATCTCCTCCATCGGATTCTCCACCACCAGCCGATCTTCGTCGGAAGCCTGGGCGGAAGCCCGGTCCATGCGCCCACGGACCACGAACATACTCATGGCCACCGTGTCGATGAAGTCGTCGTGGGCCAGGCCGCCGTTCTCTGCGTCCGGGTTGAACTGCTCGATCTGCTCGAACAGCATCCGCCACGGCATCAGGCCGCGCCGCCAGGTGGGGAACTTGATCAGCCCGTGCTCGAACCGGTAGTTCAGGGCACTGATCTTCGAGGTCTTGTCCATGACGCCGGGGTTGAGCTTCACGACCTTCGGCGGGGTCATGCCGGTGATCTGGTCCGCACGCTGCCTGACCATGGATTCCATGGCCGCGTACAGGCTGAACGACTGCCTCACCACCTCCACGTGGATGGTGGGGACCCGCCACTTCATGGCCAGCCGGAACGCGTGCTCGATCAGGACCGGCTCGCGGACCTGGCCTCCCCAGGTGTCCATGACGAAGAGGACCGCGTCCACTGGGTCGTAAGCCATGACCGTGCAGACCTTGAAGTCCGAGTCGCTGGTCGCAGTGAAAGACGTGTCCACGGTCGCAAAGAGCTTGACCCTTCCAGACAGGAATTCAGGAAGAGGCAGACGCTCAACCTCGCCTGACTTGCCCCGCCAGCAGATGGTCGAGGTGGACGAGAAGGGATCGATGTCGCTTTCCGTGTCCGGGCTCTCCAGCCACCAGCCATGCTTCTCCTGCGTGACGTCGCCAAAGTAGGCCTCCTCGCTTTCGCCCGGCTGGGCCAGGTACTCGGCCATGTAGTTGTGCGGACCCACCAGCTCCCGGATGTCCTCGAGCGTGACGAGCCCCTTGAGCTTCTCGTCCGCATCGCGTGTCTTTCGGTTGATTGGCCACATCGTCGGCCATGCACTCTGCTGCTTCCCGTCCTCGTCCGTGTACTCCGCCTTCAGGACCAGGCGTGCCCACTGGTCGAAGCGCGGGTCCTTCGCCACGCGGCTGCCGTCAGCCAGCAGCTCTGTCATCATCGCGTGCCACGCGTAGTGACGACGGCTCACGAACGTCGCCAGCCAGCGGACGCTCGTGTCCCGGCGAGTGACCATGGGCATGACCACCTTGAAGAGCAGGCGCTCCATGTACGACCGGAGGATCGACATGCTGGTCGACGCCTTCGGGTCGTACTCCGGGTCGTCCAACGCGTACACGCGGGGGCGTCCGCCACGCTGCCGGCTCTCGGCGCTGATGGCCCGGAACCAGCTGCCGTTTGCCAGGTACATGAGCTCGACGCCGAATGATGCCTCGCCGCGCTTCGGCGTGATGCGGCCGTCGGGGAACTCGGGAGAGAAGTCGTCGGAGATCCGCTTGTTGCCGAGGAACTGCGTCTTCAGGATCTGAGACGTCTGCTCCGCGTTGTCGATGCTGCTGGTGGCGTAGATGAACGAGAACGCCGGCCTCGAGAGCATCTGGAGGAGCGCGGTCTTCCTGAAGCAGTTGCTCTTGGCGAATCCGCGCGGCGCAATCGCGATCGAGCGCGGAGCCATCGCCCACATGCGATAGACAGCAAAATGGCCGGGTGGAGGATCGACGGGATCGTCATCGTAGAAGTACGGGTTGAAGTCCTCGTCCCAGTCCGGGTGGAGGTACCAGTTGTCGAAGAAGTTCACGCTTCCGGCGAAACGGGTTGCCTTCAGCTTCAGGTCGTTGGTGGGGACCAGCCACTGCGAGCATGCGTTCACGCGCGCAAGCCGCTGGCCCTCCTGCGTGAGCGTGAGGTAATCCTCTGGCAACGGCCACATGGCGTTGCCCTCTGCCGGCAGGCGGATGGCAGTGGGGGTCACAGACCCACCATCTTGCGCTGCATCCCCTTGATCCCCACCAGCTCGGTGGCGGCCATGCGGAGGATGCATGCGGCAAGGAACGGGGCCTCCTCCGCCGCAGGGCTCACGGCCGCGATCTCGTTGGCGGCATCGACCCAGCGCTTGTGGAACACGTGGTTGTTGTGCTTGATCCGGTCGAGGATCGCGTTGCCGAGTTCGGAAGGCTCGCCCCACCAGGTGGCGGGGTCATTGATGCCAAGCGAGAACAGGATCGGCGCGCCGCCACGTGCGGCCTGGATGCCATCCATCGCGGTGATGTGGGCGAATGCCCTGCCTACCTGCGGATCAAGGTCCGCGAGATGGCAGGTAGGTGGCTGCGATTCTTCCGGTAGTGTCTTCTGAGATTGCACTTGGGGTCCTCCTGAGGCTCGATACGAGTCGTGATGCCGACTGCGTGATTGTCTTTCCATCTCCGCTGCTTTCCGTGACCGTCTGGGTCGCGTTCGTGGTGGTGATCATCCCGTTCAGTTCGGCCACCTCACGGACGACCTCGCGGATCCTCTTCATCGCGTCAAGCGACGTCTTGCCGCTCCCGTTCCTGGCCAGGTCGACCAGGCGCTCCATCTCCTCGGCAACGTCCCACTGGGTCGCCTTGATCGCCGCACCCACGCGGGTGGGACAGAAGAACGCCATGACGGCGTCGTCTGGCTCCTCGTGCTTCGCTGCGAGGCTTCTCGGGGTCAAGTCGGCATTCCTTCGATCAGGCGCGCCAGAGCATCGTTTTTCTCGATTGCCTTCACGTCCGATGCACGGGTTGCATTGCTCTTCCTTCGGCGGTACTTGAACCCACGTCGCTCGCTAGCCCTGACCTTCTTCATGGTCTCCGAAATCGGACGACCCGGAACCTGCATCCTGCTGTCCCTGAACGTGCCGCCTGTGGCAAACCGAACGTCTTCCAGAGAATCGCCACGGGACGGCTCGTGCATTTCAGGCAGCACTTCTACAGGACGTGAACGGAGGTTCGGATTCTTCGACTTCTGCCGCTTCAACAGCTGGCGTTCACTGGACTCTGCATGAAGGAATTTCTGCCGATCCTCAATCGACTTGATCTGCCTGCGGAGATCGTCCGCCTCGTCGATCTGCTTTTGCGTCTCTGGTTTCTTCAGTTTCTCGAGACGATCCTTCAGCTTGGCGAGCTGGTGGAACATGAGCTTGTCGGAACTCGCTCTTGCCGCCTCCCGTGCCGCAACGTCCACATCCGACTTTCTCATTTTCCCGCCACGGACTTCCCTCGCGACGTACTCGTCCTGCTCGGAGATCGACTTGCGGAGGCTTTCGATCTGCCTCACGAGCTCACGCCTGCGTTCGGCAACCGTGACGTCGGGATTTCCCTCGACAAGCAGGTTCATGCCTTCCGGATTCGGGACCTTGACCGTCTCCTCGTTGAGGTTCTTGATGATGTCGTACCTGGAGTAGCGGGACGGGGCACTTCCCCTGATCGCACCCTTCTTGTCCGACATCCAGAGATCGCCGGGCCTGAACTTCTTTCTCTTCAGTCCATCGTTGATCTCCTTGAGCTCGTCTTCGAGGACAAGGAGCCTGTCGGTGTCCAGCGACACGCGAGGCTCCTTGTCCTTCGATGCGGAGGCTCTCGCCTGGGCTCGCGCATCGGCAAGGGCACGTGTGGATGCGCCCGTGCGGCTCAGCAGGAGCGCAGAAGCGCTGCCCCTGACCTTCTTCCCGTTGAACTGGACGTCCTTCCGATTGATCTCATCGGCTTCCTCGGCCGCCATCCTCGACATCTTCGATGCGGCTTCCCTCAGCCTTTCGTTGCCGGTCCGAGCCCTTGAACGTCCGGACGGGCTCGGACTCTTTGGCTCTTCCGCATCGCTTTCGACGACACGATCACGCCCCTTCACGTTGAATAGATCTGAAGGAACCGGAGCTGATTCCGGAACTCGCTTCTTGGAATTGATCCTGTCGACAATCGTCCGGAAGTTGACGGTTGCGCCGGACGGCTCCCTTCCAGGAAGGTAGGAGGTAGCCCTTCCTGCACGGGTTGCCTTGCCCATCTTCGGGGCCGGCTCGCTTGTTCCGGGATCATCGGAATCGCTGCCAGGACGCATCATCGTGACGGGACCAACCGGCTTCATCATCTTGCCGGTGAGTACATTCCTTGCCGGCTGCATCGCACGGGTCGATGGACCGCCGCGAATCCGGCTTCCGATCCCGGTGGAAAGCGCTTCGACCACGGATTCCATGCCGGACTGGTTTTTGGCAATCGCCGAGTCGATGTCCGGGCCGTCGGGGCTCATGGCCTTCTTCAGCCGGCTCAGGTGCTTCCTGATGCCGTCCATGTTCCCGGCCGCCGCCATGCCGATGTCCCGCCTGAGTTCGGCGCGCAACGCCTGCTTCATGCTCGGCCGGATTCCGGTGGATTCGTAGAAAGCGCTGACCCTGTCGATGATTTCCTCCATCTCGCGTCCACCTTCGCGGGTGGCGCGCCTGGATTCATCGGTGAACATCTTTCCGCCGGTCACCCTTCGGATCGCGCCGACCGCATCCTTGAAGAGAAGCTCGCGTTCCGCAAGGTTCTCCTCGTCGGTCTTCCTCTTGACGGGGTCCATTTCCCTGGACGACTTGCGCATCATGTCATTCAGGTTGTCCGAAGCGGCGTTGTTCTGCGCGCGCCTCTTGGCAAGACCCTCGATGGACATTGCCTTGATGCCGCGCTTGAGCACTTCGTGGAGCTCAAGCTGCGCAACGTCCGAATTCGGCTGGTCCTCTACGCGCTTCATCGCCTTCGCAAAGGCGCGCTTGTCCTTTTCGTTGAACATCTCCATCAGCTTCTTTGCAAGCGATGGGTTCGCGGCAAAGACACGGATTGCCCTGTCGATGCTTTCGGACGTCTCCTCGCCGATTGCCCCAGGCCTGTTTACGGTGCCTTCGGCCTTGGAAGCAGGGGCCTTCTCGCCCTTGTCCTGGTGTCCGTGCCGGTCCTTTCGGATTCCCTGCTCGCGCGTCTGGTCGGTGATCCTGGTCTTTGCCGTCCGTGACGCGTCATAGAGCGGCATGCTCCCATCCTCTATGGAACTTGCCGCAACCGCACGGATGAACTTCTGCTTGGCCCTTTCGTACGCTTCATTGTCACCGGACTGCTCGAGACTTCGGAGCTGGTCGGAAAGGAACTGCAGCCGCTCCGGCGAAAAGCCCTCGATCGCAACTTCGCGGTCAAGCGCAAGATTGTTCTTGATCGCATCCTGGAGCGCC